TAATAATATATATATAGGGGATATATATTAGGGATATAATATTTATTTAAGATAATATATATATAATATAGGTTATAGGATATAATGTATAATAATAAGGAATAATGTTATATATATATTAAGGTAAGAGGAAATATATATTTATATATAGTTAGATATATATAAATATTAATATTAAATAATTATTAATAGTTATAAATAATTGTTAATAATGATATATATATGTTGTTGTAATTAATTTTTATTATTGTAAATGATTTGTAGAGGTATTACGGAGATGAGAGGTGTTATAAGTGGGTCGTAGGGTTTTAGGTTTGTTAGGGTTGTTAGTATTGTTGTTGTTATGAGGGTGAGGTATGTGTTGAAGCAGATGTAGCAGGCGCCGAGTGGTTTAAGGAGGTTGGGGTATCGTGTGTCTGCGATTTCGAGGAGGTATGCGTTGATTTGGTATATTATTTGTTTTTTATTTTGTGTGTTGATTTGGTTGTATAGGTTTTGGATGTTGTCGATTTCTTGGGGTAGTAGTTTAATGAATTTGAGTTGTATGGCGATTTTTATGATTGTTGGGAGGTAGGAGCTAAGGATTCCGTCGTGTCGTATAGCGGTTTGGAAAAGGTTAGTGAATCCTGCTGTTGCTGTTGCGATGGTTATGATTGTGAGGAAACGTTCAGTGTTCATGGGTGTTAGTATATTGTTCTAAGGTTATGATTTGTTGTGTTAGTAATTTATTTTCGTTGATTTTTTGTTGGATTTGATTTTGTAGTTGTTGAATTTTGTGGTGTTGTTGTTTGATTTTTTTGTGGTATTTGAGTAGTATTGTAGTTAGTGTTAATGTAGTTAGTGATAATGTGGTTAGTGATAATGTGGTTATCATAATGTTGGAGTTATACGGATTTCGAAGCAGGTTACGTTGTCTGGAGTGATGTAGAGTTCACCTGAGGGTTTGTAGATTTCGAATTTTGAGAGTCCTATTTCGTTGAATAGTCCTGTTTGGAGTTGTATTTGTTCTCCTTGTTGGAAGTGGGTGGTGTAAACGCGTCTGGATTTAATACCTGGGAATTGTATTACGATGAGGAATTGTCCTGATTCTGGTGCGAGGTAGTCTTCGTTGGTGATTGGGTTTTTGAGTTGTAAGGTTGAGCAGGCTAGGAAGCAGCCGAGGTATAAGCAATTACAGAAGCAGCAGTTTGACATGGTTTTTGGTGATTAAGGGTTAAGAAATAATTTAAGAAGTTTTTGATGAGATTTGTGTTTGTTTTGATTTTTGTTTTTAATAGGGTTGGTAGGTTAATGAGGGTATTGTGAATTGTTCTCTTAGGAAGCAGTTGTTGTTGTTATTGATACAGGAATCTGTTCTATAACGGAATGAGAATTGAGTTTCGATGATTGCGAGGTTTTGTGGGTTAGGGAATTGAGGGAATTGGTTATTGAGTTCGGGGATTGAGGTTATTATTCTGTCGATGTTGAAGTTGTTGATGTCGACGTTGGAGGTGGTGAATATTTGTGCGCGTATTGCGTCGATGTGTGTTATGTATTGGTAAGCGAGTTCGTAGTTATTGAGGCATTCGTCGTAAACGATGAAGTTGAGTTGTTGTTTGATATTGTAGGTGGAGGAGCAGGAGCTCATTTTTTTACGTGTGGTATTGAATTCGTGTTGTCCTGGTAGGTATAGGTAAACGAATCGTTGGTTATCTGGAGAGATGACGGTGGTTTCGGCGTTTGTGTTAATGAAACGGAGTGGGTTTTTACCGGTGAGGTAGAGGAAGTCGTGGTGGGTTGCGTTTGCTTTTTCTGCGACTTCGTTGATTATGGTTTTGAAGATATCGAGGAACATGGTTTTAATGTTTTTTTTGAGGTGATTTAAATGGATTTGGTATTTAATGAATTTTCTATTTAATGGATTTGGTATTTAATGAATTTTCTATTTAAGGGAATAGGTATTATGAAATTGATGGTTACGTTATTTTGATAATACGATATTTAGTTTTTTAGGTTTCAAAGTTTTTTTGTTTTTGTTGTTTTTAGGTTATGGTGTTTTTAGGTTTCGTTGTTTTGTGTAAGTTGTAGTTGGATTCCGTTTCGGTTGGCGTATTCGTTAAGTGCTTTTTTGACGCCGTTAGCGATCCATGTCCAGCATAATTTATCTTCTTCTTTTGTGAGGTCGAAAATACGGGTTCTGTATTTTGTTTCGAAGTGTTTTGCTAATTTGAGTGCTGGTGGGTGTTTGCTAAGTCCTGGCGGTATGGGGAGTTGTGTGTTGTCGGCGAGGAGGATTTGTGCGCCGGAGGATTCGAATTTCGCGCTAAAGCAGTTATAGAAATATCCGCTATATTTGAGGTAAACTCTATCGTTTTTGAGACCTTGTACGGCTCGGAATTGTTTATAACCGCGTCGGAAGTAGGCGGTTAGACCTTTTCCTTTGTTAGAGACTTTGATTTTGGTTTTACGTTCTAGTTTGGCTTTGTATTTTTCGAGGCGTCGTAATCGTGCTTTGAATTTTTCTTTGGTTTTACCGTCTTTCATTTTTTTGATTTGTTTATCGAGTTCTTCGATTCGTTCGGCGTATCGTTGTATTACGGCGAATACGAGTTTTGCGGTTTTAGGTCGGTCGTATCCGAGTTGGTCGGTTTTAGCGGAGGGGTTTACCATTTTGTCTTTCATGATGGCGATTTTTTTGGTGGCGTAGGTTCCGATTTGGTCGCCGTCGGAGTCTTCGCCGCGTTCGAAGATTCGGTTGCGGTATTCTTCGAGGACTTTTTCGACGGCTTGTGTAAGTATTTCTTCCTTATGTTCGCTGACTTGATTCCATAATTTTCGTAATCCGTCAAATTTATTTACCTTTATAGGCATACGCTAACGATGGTAAGAGTGAAACGTGAAATAACGATAATAATTGTAACGTGAAATAACAATAATGATTATAACGTGAAATAACAATAATAATTATAACGTGAAATAACGATAATAATTGTTTGTATTGAAAGGTAAACTGACAGTAAACGCTTGATTGAAGGTTAAAAACCTATTGATAGTAAACGTTTCATTGACGGTTAAACGTTGAGGCGGATTCAAATCTGATTGGGCCGAATCAAATCTGATTGGGCTAAATTTAGCGGATTCAGATATGATTTGGCGGTTTTAGCCGAATCAAATATGATTTGGCTAAACTTAGCGGATTGAAATCTGATTGGGCTAAATCTTCTAGCCGATTCAGATATGATTTGGCGGTTAACGGTGAAGGTAAATTCAAATCTGATTGGGCCGAATCTAGCCAAATCATATCTGAATTGGCGTTCAAGTTAAGGTAAATTCAAATTTGAATTGGCGTTCAAGTTAAGGTAAATTCAAATTTGAATTGGCGTTTAAGTTAAGGTAAATTCAAATTTGAATTGGCGTTTAAGTTAAGGTAAATTCAAATCTGATTGGGCCGAATCTAGCCAAATCATATCTGAATTGGCGTTTAAGTTAAGGTAAATTCAAATTTGAATTGGCGTTCAAAATTGAATTCGCATTTAACGGTGAATGAGCGCTAAACGGTTAATAACGCAAATGAGCGCTAAACGGTTAATAACGCGCCTTGTAGCATACAGGAAGTAGGCTGCGCCGTGTTCCCGCCTATGGAGAACGCGGTGACGTATAGGTCGTCGCCTTCTTCGAAGAAGTAGGCGGTTTCGAAACATTGATAATCGTTATCGCGCGTTACAGAAGTATGTACGGCGGTTTGTAGTCCTGAAGGCGAACGTTTCCATAAGCGGAAGCGGAAAGGTTGTACGCTTCGTCCGCCGTTATAATAAATTTTCATTATGATTAAACGGCGGTTGTTGGGTACGGTGTAATAGGCGATGTGGGATACGGATTCGTTGGCGGCGATGGTAATTTGCGGATTGTTATTGATTCCGCCGCCGCTTACGGTTCCTATTCCTACAAAGATACGTCCTGCGTTGTAACCTAATGCGCCCGCGGTTAGAACTTCAATCTTATTGATTCGACGATAGGCGTTGACAGAAGGAACGGCTGTATTTCCGTTCATATTCAAGGTTTCGCTGATTTCGTTGTATAAGTTGTCTAAACCGCTGATACGGACGGTTCTTGCGCCTGTTCCAAGCAAGGTGTCGTTTGCGCTTGTACTCGATAATCGAACGGTTTGAGCGGAAGGTATTGGGTTATAAACGTCGGAATATTCCCATAACAGTTCTTCTACATTGGTTACGTTGGCATTATAGCCGCTAAGCTGAAAGAAATCCTTATTCGGGATTAAATTTAGGGCTAAAGCTTCAGAAAAACTGTAATTGTACATAGGAAAGTGCGACATGCCCAACATAATCGTTTATACCTTGACCAATTGTTCTTGATGGATTACGGCAAAGCTGAATTTATTACCGAATATTCGAGCGCTTTTGTTACATATTGCCATTGTAAACTCAAAGTCGTCGTCCGATTGCGGCACAATGCAACCCGCGCTGCTATTCCAAACCTTTTGAGCAATTTTAACGCCTTGAAAATGCGGATGGAATAATATCCCATAATTCCCCGACGTTATCGTCTTCGGATCAAGGTCTAATATATGATCCCAATTCTTATCCCTATAACCGCGTACCGTCCCTACTTGCAACAAAGCTTGACGATTCTTAAATTTACCTATTGCCCATAACCCGCGGTAAAAACCCGGAGCGATAATAAACGTCCCGTTTTTCGCAGCCTCAGGACTAAAAGGCGTTTGTAAATACGTTAAGCCCGGATCTAAAGTAACAGGAAATTGATGAAAATGCCATGAACCCGAAATACGATAAAATAAACAAAATATATCGTCAAAATTGTTCGACTGCCTACTCGACGACCGAATACCACATAAATTTACATTGTAGTCCCCGCGCGTAAAAACAGGATAATTTAAACGCTGGTACGTCGCTATAAGACAAGCTAAATTTAATTGCTCCGATAAATTTTGTCCCAAAATATTAAATTTAAATAATTTTTCTTAATGAATTATCAAGCATTGAATATGCTTAAAAAAAATAAAAAAATTACTTTCTTTTACAAACGTAAAATAAGTTAATTTTTATCCGCCGAACGTTGCTCTACCGCCGCATTTGGAGCAGCCGCTTCTGGCGGGCGGGTTGATATGCGGGGGGTTATTTCGGCTTAAGTTGTTCAAGTTTTCTTGAAGACCCGAAGACGGCGACGCGTTGTTATTACTTGTCGGCGTATACCCGCTTGAAGGATTGCTATTAGAAGTATTATTCACGAAGCCGCTATATACGCCCGGCGTTGTTCTACCGCTATAAGCGGGATTCGAAGGTATACGGTCAAGCGAATTCCTATTCAAATCGTTTTTCGATAATTTAGGAAAAAATTTATTATCCGCCATAATTATATTTATTAAACGTTATAAAATAAACACAAATTTACAATATAACAAAATGAAAACAAAATATAACAATAAAAATTTAATATATATTCAAAAATTATTATCCCTTATTCCTATAACCTATAGCGTTAGCTCTTATTATTATAACTTATTTATCAGAACAATAAATTATCCCTATAAATTACAATAATATTACAATGAATAACCTACTTTGACGCCTTTGCAGTAAATACAATTGCCGTCAAACGTACGTAATAAATCCCGTAACGTTACTTGCAAGTGCTTCATTTCCTTATCGTATATCGACTTATACTCTTCCGATAAGTAATCCACTTCAACATCCGAATCCGTAAATTCATTATATCTTTGGCTTACCTTCCAACGACGTAAGAAATCCACCGCCGACGCGTAAAGAAAAGCATTCTTTAATTTATCCCCTATCGCGCAAAATAATAAATCCTCATCGCAACTTACTTTTATCGAAGGATTAATGCCGTACATAAATTGCGTCTCCTGAACGCCGTCAAAACCTACTACGCTTACTTCAGGAGACCTTCGAAGAAAATTACCGCCGCTACAAGTCGAACAACCACTACTAAACTTCCCATAAATTTGACCCCCGCTAACGCTAAAATCCCAATTATCAATATAAATACCTACTTCCGTCGTCTCAGCGCGATAATTAACCGTAATTTCCGAAACCTTATTCGGCTCTACATCTACATAAAAATACGTATAATTACCCCCATCATCTATAATGATTTGCTTTTGCGTATAAGCCGTATTACTTAATACTTGTATCTTATCAATATACAACCGTTGCATATTCGGACGTCCTATCAAATCTATATTGCAAGAATTGCAATTGTACGACTGCGCTTGACGAATACGCAAACCCTTTAAACGCGTAGTCACCGTCGCAGGCGAATAAACACGATTAAAATCCCCCACAAAACTGTAGCTTAATACGCTCTTGATATAATAATAAGGCTGCGCATACGCCTTAAAATCCATTAACGTTTGATGAATGCCATTACGAATGCTATCCAATAACGTCTCATAACCCGTACGTCCGCCTACGCTAATACTCGCCGCCGTCTCTAAGTTTATACCCGCTAAATCATCAATATATAAACCCGATAACGATATCCCAGTATTCCCAGGACAAATATGACGAACCCCTATATAATCCTTAAAACAATTTGGTATCATAATCCCTTTTATTTAAAATATGAAAATAATAATTTTACGCATCCGATTTCGATTCCGAGTCATTACGCATAATATAATTGCCACGCTCATCAAAATCCTTCATGTGCTTTAAAATGAACGCAGGCAAAAACTTATACCCTAAAGCGTTAATATTTTCATTAATGCTCCATAACTCCCGAAACATTATCGAAAAATAAAATAAATTATCAAAATGAAACGCTATCGTCTTAAATAATTCGATATTGCCGCTAACCGAACTCGAATGCATATATGAACTGATACTATGTATGCTAATTAAACATACACAATAAATCGCCACTTTCTTAAATAAATTCCCAAATATATTACTCGAAAAATTATTATACTTTATACCCTTCCAAATCCCTAAAGCAGTATCCAAAAATAATAATATCAATAAAAAACCTAGAAAATCCCAATCCGAAAAAATATACTTCTCCACAACGTTCATAATAGGAATACCTAATATTCCTATAATACCTAATATTGCCATTTGACCTAATTTACTAGAATAATATTTACCGACTACATACCCTATAAAAGACTCAAAAGCCAAGGACATAATTCATACCATTTAATACGTAAACCAATAAAAAACGTTATATTGACAAAATAATTTTAATTTTGATTTTACCATTATTAATCAATTTTAATTTTTATTTTAATATGATTAATCAATTTTAATTTTGATTTTAAAATGATTAATCAATTAATAATAATTACCCGACTTTTGCAAGTCGGGTAATAAAAAAATATATTCTTTCTAAGCAATATAATATACAAGGCAATGAAATATACAAACAAAACCTTGTAGATTAAGGAGTCGTTACGCCTCTGAACGTTCCGTTAACTTTCTCTAAGTTATGACCAGAAGGATACATATCCAACGGCAAATAGAACAAATCAAACCACGTACATATACCAAAACGCCACTTATTTTCACATATATCATAAATCACGTTGGCGTCAATATTTAAACCCGTTACAGGATCCGTAATCACATCCCTAGAATAGTGATCCCCTACATTACGGAATTCACCCGCATTTTCAACGTACGTCAATAATTGAACAGATCCAGGACTGAAAACGCCAAAGTGATTATTCCCCCAACCTGCCGCCGTACTTGCAACTTCATCCCTGAAATATAAAAACTCGCCAGCGGCTCGACTTAAATCAATACCCTCTTGATTACAACAGCCAATATTCAAAATACGCGCATATAAGCCAATATCCCCAGAACCTACTACAATAGGACGACGACGACCGCCAATACGCTCATATTCGCGCAATAACTCCGCGCCCCAACGATAATTCACCCCATTGCCGGCAAACGTCGTCGTCGATGTGCTCCAAGGCGAACCCGTACCCGTAGGCGTAGGATTCCCATATAACGCGCCAAAACCTTGCAACATAAACGTTATCAATTGACCGTTGATAGCTTGGTTTAACGCATCCATCATCGACATAATCAAGTTCGCACGAAACTCATCCGTACTCGTATAACATATTTTCCGCAAATCCGCCGTATCCAATAACATCGGTACGTTACAAGCCTTATAACAAACTTGTACCGTCTTGGCAATCGGCTCTTTCTTACGCGTCGCACCACAAAAATTATCGTTCGGATTAGGAACAGCGCCAGGTTCGCAACCCGATTGAGTTATCGTTACATCCGAAGGCGAATCAGGAATCAAATAAATCACATCCACCGTCCGCCTTCTACCGCCTTCACCGCTCGGAACAGCGCTAAAACCCTGACGATTCTCACTGCTCACTAACGCATCTAAAAAACCTACAGGTTGGCGATTCAATAACCCCACATTATCGCCCGCTATATTCACTAAACTCTCCTGTAATTTAGGACATAATACATCTGTAAATGCCATAATCTATTTTATAAGAATAAATAAAATGATTATGTTCTTTTAACGCCAAAGGTCGAACATATAACCCAACGCAGAGATTCTACTAATCCCCAAACTCGCCTATCCGTCCAGGCTAAAGACATTACGATTATAGCCCGTAATTAGCCAACGCTTTGCTTTTCTTTTCTATCGAAAACAAAAAAAACGATAACCTATATTAATATTAAAAAATATATTGCTTTTCTTTTTTATCAAAAAAACAATAATTTATATTAATATTAATAAAAATATATTATTTTATAATTTATTATACGATATTTTATAAATTTTGTTTGATACGCTCTAAATTACGCTGCGCCTCCGCTAAATAAGCCGCGCCGCCCGTATTCCCATCCGGCTCAGGTAACCCTTGCGCCTGTACTTTCATTAAATTCTCCATATACGTCTTCGTAAAGTTATTCCGCGCTATTAAATTGTTCCTCCGAAAATAATCATACAACTCTTTCTTTAACTCGCCCTTACCCACGCCAAAACGAGAAGTAAGCGTTATTTCACCATTCTCCCCCCTCTCAAAAATATATTTCGTATCCAAATATTTTCTTAAATCCGGAAATATAAATTGACGCAATTGACCCTCAGGTAATACAACGTTCATCCCAGGAATATACGACAATATCTTATCCTCCAAATACTTCCAATTCATCTCTACTTTCATTGCCTCTAGCTCCTTCTTATAACGAGCTAGCTCCTCGTTCTCTAAACGATCCTTCTCTAAACGTAATTGCTCTAATTCACTCTCATACTCTAATAACTTATTCGACTTCTCCGTAAGCTCCTTCGATAAATTCTCTTTCTCTACCTTTAATAAATTTAACGCTAATTGCGCATTCCGATTCGGATCCAAGGCGTCTAACGACTTCCCCTCGGCAGCTAAACCGTTAAAAAAATTAACCCCCTTCGAACTAGAAACCGTATTACTAGCCTCGCCATTTTCAACAGAAACCTCCGCCAAAGAACCATTACCCACAGAACCGCTAGTAACAGAACCATTATCCAAAGAACCATTACCCACAGAACCATTACCCACAGAACCATTAATCATAGAACCGCTATCCCCATAAATATCTTGAGTCCCTACTTTGAGCAAAGGATGAAGCGAACCTAAACTACTAGAATCCGAAGCAACAGCGCCTTCATAATCCCATTCATTCGAAGCAATGTTAAATTTGTTCCGTATATAATCAATAATCTCCGCAGCCGTTTTACCACGTATCTCCTCCTCGCGAAGACCAAACGTCTTCGCTAACTTCTTCTCTATTTTCTTAAGCTCTTCTAACTTAACCGTACTCTTGATATTCTTTAACTCAGGACTTTGTAAAAGCGACTCCTTCGCCTGCGCTAAATAAGTATCAATACTCCGACCATTATCACTCTCTAATTCGTTAACATCAATCCCTAATTGCTGTAAAAGAAGTTGAGACCTGCTTACACTACCGCCATTATTCAAATCCCCATTCGTATGAACCGTATTATAACCATTCGAAGAAATAACCTTATTCCCATTATTCCCATTATTCCCGTTGTTCCCATTATTCCCATTATTCCCATTATTCCCGTTTTTAACATTATTCCCGCTTTTACCATTATTCCCGTTGTTGCCATTTTTACCGTTGTTGCCATTTTTACCGTTGTTGCCATTCCTATTCGATTTTTCTAACAACGAAATCTCTAACTCCTCCCCAGAAGACGATAATTCAGAAGAATCAAAAACCTCAGAAGAAGAATCCAATACGCCAGAAGAAGATATCTCTTCGCCGCCTACAACAACAGAACCTCCACTAGAAACAACATCCGAAGAGGAAGTAGACAAATTCGTACCAGAAGACGAACCTAAATTTGAATTAACACCTAATTTCGAACGAGAAGCCGAAGAATTAAGCATAAACTCCTCCGTATCCATCCCGCCCTTTACTATAACTACATCTTTTGCCATATATATTATATCTTAGCGCTTATTACAAATATATTTGAATTTTATCCTATTTCAAAATAATAAATATATTCAAAATAATAAATATATCATGAATTATTTCCACTAAATTATTAATTATTAATATAAATAATATAAAAAAAATATTATTTCAAAAAATAAATAAAATTTTTAATAATAATCAAATAAAATTATTTAAACAATAATTAAATAAAATTTCTAATAATAATCAAATAAAATTATTTAAACAATAATTAAATAAAATTTCTAATAAGAATCAAAACAAAATCAAAACAATAATCAAATAAAACCAAAACAATAATTAAAATAACTATAAAAAACGAGAACTTAATAAATGATTTTCGCCCCCAAAAAGTATATCATAATTCTTTTTACTTATCGGCGTCAATATACCTACGCTACCACGACCGCCCCTATCTATCATTAAATCCGTTATATCTATCCCTTCAGACTTTAACTCCTCCTTCACAGAATCAAATTCCTTAGAAGATATAAAACCCTTCTCCTTTAATAACCTATCCCCTAAAGGAGAACGACCATCAAAATAATTTAACGTATTCCGCTGAAAATAAACACCATAATCCTCTCCACCTAACCTCCTTAACGCACGAGACTCCACAGAACCAGAAAACTTATATACATAATCAATAATATCCTTCTTGAACATATTCCGTAACCAACTATTATCATCCTTGCTATAACCCTTCGACAATAAATAATCCCTACGCGCATCCTTATCCGTCGGATGTAACGTCGCAGCAGCCTTAACATCCGACTTAATCTTATCCAAAATACGCTCATTATAACCCTCCGCACTACCAAATCGACTCGTAATCCCCTCGCGTATACGACTTAACTCCTTACTCCCTAAATTCCCTATATCCACATTATTGAACAAACGATGATGCTCACGAGCATCCATATATACCTCATCCACTACACGCTGTACATCCCGTACACCCATATCTAACTTCGAACCCGTACGACTAACAGGAACAAAATTCGAAACCGCATCCAAAAATTTACCAGGACGCTTAACATCATAACCATCGCTCAATTCCATAACCTTATCCACAACATCATCCGATAACTCATCCATATGCGATATCAAGCCCTTTACACCCTCCTCTAACTTCGCCATCCGCTCTATATTACGTACCTGACCCTGAGCAGCCAATAACGCATCCCCCTCTAAACCCTCTAACTGACCCCTTAAACGATCCAAACGAGCGTTAATATCCGCATCTAAACCAGGACGACGATACTTCCCACGAGTATCCGACAATCCCTCGCCAGCAGACTCTAACGCAGACTCCGAAAGACTATCCACAAAATCCTCAAACGTACTCCTAGACGGCGGCTTTACTGAACCCCCCTCCGACCAATCCGTAACATCCGTAATAATATTCGATACATGACGACAATTATAACCGCCACGATGAATCGTAAAATTATCCACCGTCGTATCAGGACGCATACCGCTACCATTCTTCTTCGCCAACTCTATCTCCTTCGCTAAACGATGCGCAGGTATCACCCTAAAACCCATCCAACGATTACATTGAAGACGTATCTTATTATCTATAGGACCCTCATACGTATAACCCACTATCGTCTTACCATTCGCTAACGATAAACCCAACGCCCCTTGATACATAAATAACAACTCCTCGCTCGTCGACTTCAATAAATCATGCACCTGACTCCTATCCCCAGACTTCCCAACAACAAACTCCTCTATCATCGATACAATCTCCTCAGGCTTCTTACCCGATAAAATCGCATTCCCTATCTTATCCTTTAAGTTCTTCTGTAACCTAGGACCCAATATCTTATCCTCCATCGCCTCCTTAAACTTAAAATTATTCTGCTCATCCAAATACGCATAACCCCTAGGATCAGGACAAGAAGTAGGAATCTTTAACTTCGAAGCGTTCTTTAACGCAGCCGTATAATCCTTCTCCGCCTTATCAAAAGCGCTCGAAACCTTACGCTCTAACCTCGATAACTCCGCACGCGCCTTCTCTAACTCCGACTCCGTACGCTTTATCTTCTTCTCGCTACGACCTAACTCCTTCTGCGCCTCCAACTCCTTCTCTAAACGACGAACCTCCGTCGACTGTAACGAATAATTATACTCCGCAAACGTATATTTCTCATACGAACGACGAGAACGAACCTCTAACTCCGACTGACGATTCTCTAAATACGCCTTACGACGAGCTGCATCCTCCTCACGCTTCGAAGGCGTCATATCCAAAGCCTCCTCCTTCAACTCCGCAGCCTTCGCCAAATTCGACGCCTCCGTAGCATCATAATGCTCTAACATCAACAAATGAGACTGATACTTCCGCTCATGGAATTCCTTATGCATAAATTCCGTTATCCCGCTCTCCTTAATCAAATTCGAAACAAAATCATCAATATCCGAAGACGTCGTACCCTTCCCTAAAACACCCTTACGCTCCCATAACCCTATATCCTCCTTTAATACCTCGCTAAAAGCGTCCAAGATAGTCAACATCTTGTCATCGCCTATCGTCATTAATTCATCTATCTTGGACGAGTATTCACTACTATAACTCCGCTCCTTTACGCTTTTAGCCATACCTACAATTATACGCCAACTTCTACCTGATAAATATTATCAAACTCTAATTTACATAACTCCTCTAAACCCCTATAATCATCAAATAACGAAAGAGGATCCAACGACTCCCTTACTATCTTATCTAAAATACCAGGTAAATATAAACTATACGCAATCTGACGAGCGCTAATAATCCCAGCATTTAATAAACTTAACTTATCCTCCTGACTCTTGAAATATAACGGATCAATTTCCATTAAAAAACCATTGATTAATAACATCAATTGATTCCCATTGTAACGCTTCGAAAATATCTCCTCCGTTATCGCCCGCAATAAATTATCATTCGCATTCGCATTCTTCAATTTCGAATACTCCTCAATTAACTTCTCCTGCGTTCGAATCCCAAGCTCCGTCGGCTTATTGATACGAGGCAACTCAGGATTATTGATATTCAACATCAGCTCCATATATTTTAACGAGTTGTAAATAATCATCTCGTAAATATTGTCGCTAATCCGCAAATTCCTAAAACCCTCAAAACTATTATGAATCTCCATCGCCACACCGCTCACACGCGGCTCCGCTAACCGATCCAAAAATAACGCCTTCTCCCCCTTCTCTAATAGCGTCTCCCAAGCCTTTTGCGCATACTCTATAATCCTCGTATCCGGCGCATGAAAACGTATCGGCGGTCTATCATCGTATTGGTCGTCTAATATACGATTCACCTTCTCGCTAATAATAACACCATAAGGACCTATCGGCGCTATCTTACCCGTACCATTACACTTCCCACAAACATACTTCGAACCGTTAATCCCCTCTATATAACCATCCACACAACCCTCGGCATCACAATCAATCGGCTTAATCTCACGGATAGGAAACGCGCTCGTCACTATCGTCGCCTGCCAATCCGAATATTGACGCAACGCCTCATTCGCAAACGGAATAAACCCCTTAAAATAACTCTCGTTACAACCTAACGTCGCATTATATATCCCCCCTAAAACCGTAGCAGGTATCTCCCCTATATTATGTTGATACACCAACTCTACATCATACTTCTGTAAACTATAACTCCCCACTTGTTCAGCCTTATAAATACTATATTTATCCATAATATAAATCCGACGACCCTTCGGCTGAAGAGACTTCCGATAATAAACGCTCGTCTTACGCATCGACTCAAATATCAATAAATCCTCCGTATACTCTATAATATTCGCACTCGGAACATACTCTAACAAAGGATTTATCGCCCTATTCTCTATTAACGGATTCAACGCTATCGACTTCACATCATCCGACGGAATTACCGCTAATAAACTATTCGGATCCCGAATCATATTAATCAACACCACCTGTTGAATATACGATAAAAAATCCATCTTCGGAACCGTACCAAAGATATTTTGGTCGATATACTTCTGTAAAGTATTCGATATATGCATCGTATAATACGCCTGATTCATTACCATATATAATGAATCTAACGCCTTCAATATCGAAGGCATCGTTATCGTAGCAAAATTGTTCCGCCGATAATTATAACGCTCATTATCCTCATTAGGACGACGCGTCTCTATTAACTTCGAAGGAAATACACCATCTAAATGAACAGACATATCCTCCACCACCTTTTGCCAATTCTTTTGACGCTCATCCTTACCGCCACGCATTAAGTACGACTGAAGTATATTTTTTGCCTCCTCAAGATTCATATGAATTTCTTTTTACTCTATTAATCAATTTATCTTATCACCCCAAATGCCTTCGAACTATCCCAATGAAAATTATTCCACATCCCACGCCTTAAATTATTTCTCGTCACTATATCATTATACAGTTTAATATACCAACGGTGCGACGGCTCACCAGGTATCGTTAAACCAATGTAATGCCTTCGTATATATTCCTCCCGCTCTTTATTCGTACTCGTAAACTTCTCCGGCGAAGTTATCGGCGTATACGGAACCTCGCTAGCCTTATATTGCGACAACCCTAACGCTATACTTAAAATAGGCTCATCCGCAATCTGATTCCTATATTCCACCTTATTCAAAATAATTTTTTTATCCCAAACATCCTTATAAAGACTTACAGCCCTCTCTAGTAATTTTTTCGTCTCCAAATGTTTCGCTAAATACATAAAACTCGTACAAACCACCGGAAAACTCTCTAGCTCCGGAAAAACTTCCGCCAACGTCAACGGATCTAACCAAATATGTACGCCGCCCTCAAAAGTATTCCTATTATGCCGCGAACGACGAACAATATGCGTAAACGAAGTACAAAAATACTCCCGCTCCATCCTTTGGAATAAAGCGCCGTATTTCGCCTCCTCAAAACATATCGTATCTACATCTAAATAAATATTCTGCTCATAAGGCAATAAATCATATAAACTTAACTTCGTCAAAAAAGGACAAAGTTTACCGTCATAATAACTCAACTCCTCAGGAATTTCTTTTACCTCGTCAAATACAGTATAATGCCGACTCTGAAAATTCCTGAATACCTCCCCCTTATAATATAACGTAATAGGATAATCTTTCCCTTCGTAACCGCTCTTGATACTATTCGCTAAGTTATAAGCAAGCCGTCCATATAACGGCTTGCCCATAGCTATAAGAATAAATCCTCTCGACGCCATTATTACGGACGGCTAGAAATAACACTGCTACAATCGCGACTAATTATAGCTTGTAAAATACCAGGTACAAGAACAGGCTTGTGCTCAGCCTTCGACTTCCACTCAATGCTGCCATCCCAATAAGAACTACCATTATAATCATCCTCGATAACGTTGCTTACCTCTATCGTAAAGTTCGTTATCAAAGTGCCAGCATTGCCGCCAGGCGTAAAAGGCTCAAACCCATGCAAATATCCATCGCAAGTAATAAAACCTACTTGGAATTGCGTATATTCTTGCTGTATCGTATTCCAAAAATCGTAATCCGTAAAATCCGTATTATCCGCATTATAATCTTGGAACGTAACAGAATAATCAAAGCCTATGACTTGCTCGCTACGACAAGAAGACGTCCTCTTACGCGTCGCGTTCGCCTTCGGCTTCTGACCTAACACCTCCAAAGTGCTTACTACCTGCCCGTTTGTAGCTAAATCCGCCCAAACTTGACAATCCATAACATCCGATATGGTTGCATTACAAGCCATAAAAATAATGTGGCTTATACCCCCATTCCTGCTCTGCGGACGACACTGATTCACTAGCGGTCTTGGCAAATCGACAACGCAGTTCGTACTACATAAAGCCATCGTTCTATAAAAAAAATTAATTATTACTTATGAAACAAAATAATCAATATTAAAATGCAATTTATTAAAATATAATAAACAATTAAAATAAAAGTTACCTATTTTTATTCTTTTTTAGTATATATAAACAAATATATCATTTATTTAATATCATTTGTTAAATAAGTAACGCCTATTTTAATCATTTCACCTATCAAACGCCAATCAAAAAACTCTTCTTTAATCAAACAACTCTTCTTTAATCAAGGAATTCTTCTTTAATCAAACAATTGTTATTTAATCAAACAACTCTTCTTTAATCAAAAAAATCTTCTTTATCGAATATTGCGCAGGCTTAAAAAATAAAATACCTTTCGCCTGCGCAATATAAAATATATAAACCCTTATTTTAAAAACCGTTCAACGCTAAAATGAGCGTTAGCAAAAGTATTACGAACAAATACCGTCAAAAGTATCGCCATCATAATTTTGGTAACTATAATTACCTATACAAGTTCCATAATTACTAGCATTAACCGACCAACGCACATTATCGTTAATACGATACGTTAAACCTAACCAAACCGTTTGACCGCCGCATATCCTAATAAAGAAATTATAATACCCTTTAGAAGGACTAGCTATAAATATTCCAGGTTGGAACGTATTCGACGGAAATACTTTTCCATTTATCGAAATCCTTTGGTTCGGATAAGCGCCCATTATCTCGAATAAGCTATGATTTACACGGTTCAACATATCGCGCCACCAATCCCCTTGCTCAAAACTCA